GTTTTTTTAGATTTGCAAATGTCATAAATTTGACTCGTAGTATTCGTCGTATTGAATAGATTGGTGGATTAACACCTTGCATACGCAAGTTTAGTATAGTATACTATTTATGCTTTGTCAACAGGGACAATATATATTATAAAGTTTTTGATAAGATGAATCTGCTGGTTACTTTTGGATGTAGTTGGACATTTGGTGCTGGAAGTTGGTATGATAAACCCATTTCATTAGAAGAGTATAAGACAGTAAATAAAAAATTAGATAAAGAATATCAAAACAAGACCAGTTTTCGTGCTCTCCTTGCTCAAAGACACGGTTATCATAATATAAATTTTGCATCAATGGCAAGTAGTAATCAAACTCAAATGAGAAGAGCACAGGAATATTTCAACACAGATGATTATAAGAAATATGATAATGTGATAGTGTTGTGGGGAATAACTTCCACTGCAAGAGGTGAGGCGTGGATAAAAGGTGACCCATCCAACAAATATACCACCAAAGAACGTAGTAATATGAAAGGAGAATTCAAATCATTTATGTACACCTATAAAATAAGGTTGGCAGAAGAGATAAGAAATTTTCATTACGATCATGAAGCAGAGGTAGGAAGATTAGAGACGCATATGAATCATTGGAATTCATACTTCAAATTTATAGGAGTGAAAAATTATTGGTTTGATACATTCAATCATCATAATTATGATGTGCCATCTATGATATTTCGTCATGACAAACGCAGAGATCTCATGTCTAAGTTATGCAAATCCATGGGTAAGTCATATGATAATGATGGATATCATTTTTCAGTGTTCACACTAGATTGTGATAGACCTAATTACCTAAAGAAAAAGGGGATAGTAAACCCCCACTCACTACACCCTACAATGAAAGGTAATATTATGATCGCTGACATGCTTGATAAAGAGATATCATGGTAACATACTAAGAATTCTATCTGCTATTTGTTTATGACCTTCCTCATTAGGGTGTCCATTAGGTGCTTTTGAGTATCTTGTATGCTCTAGTTCAATATCAAATTTTAGGTCAGTATCCCAATTGTTATTGGTCATCAAAATAAGAGGCACATTATTAACTTTACAATGATCCTTTATGATTTGATATATAATCCTCTCTTTTATACTACCATAATACTCACAATATATTTTATCATAATAATATGTCCAGAAATCTTCATGCTCACGCTGCATACCTTTACTTGGATCAACATAGCTAGGTTTTTTTCTTTTTGGTTTCCATGGTTTCCAGAGTTTTGTGTGTTGAATAGAAACTGTTCTCCACTCCTGATGAAAATACTCTGTCCTACTTGGATATGTCATCTGTATTATTGCTAGATCATATTTCGCAATGTCATTCTCTACAAACAAATGTCTCACTATACGTTCGTTACTTGCACCAGATCTTGATAAGTTATTTTCTTCTGCACCCATCTTTTCACAGACTAACCTACTAAACCTTTGAGATTCTCTCAATTCTTTTTCAAGTTCTCCACCCCAAGTCCAAGAGTCACCATCAAAGTATATTTTCATGGTAACATACTAAGAAGTCTATCTGCTATTTGTCTATGACCCTCCTCATTAGGATGTCCATCAGGTGCTTTTGATATCCACGGTTCATCAAAACAGAAATCAAATTCAAGATTTGATGACAGTTTCCTTCCTAACATAATCAATGGTACACCATATGCTTTACAGTGACTTTGTATCATAACTTGATACATCTTCTCATTACTCAAAAAGAATTCATCATCATGAATTCTGAAATAATTTCTCCAAAATTCATTCTCTACTTTCTGTGGTGCTAAAGTATTTTCTAACCATAATTTACTGGAGGGTTTACATTTCTTGCATGGTACCATAACTCTCTCCCACTTTCTACCATTATGATATTCAGTTCTCCATCTCGGTGTCATTTGTATAATCGCATAGTCAAATTCTGAGATGTGATTCTTACTCAATAAAAGTTGTCTAACAATACGATGATTGTCACCACCACCCATGGATATGTTGTACTCTACTGATCCAAAATGATCAGATAATAATCTAGAGAATCTTGTTTTATATCTGTTTTGTAATTCTGCACCGTTCATATCAGAACCACCGTCAAAGTATATTCTCATAATAGTTTCAAGATATCATTCAAAATTATTTGATGAGTGTCAGCACCCATATAATATCCACTCTTATAGTCCTTTCCTTTTTTATATATCAAGTCAACTGGTACATAAACTTCCTTATCTGAGTGCATATACATTATTATATGTTTATGATTTTTTAATATAGACTTCATGGATGAGAAACATGTTTGCTCATCTATTTTACCTTGTTCCTCAGTGTATACATTTCTAAAATAATGAAGGTAATGTTTTATCATCTCTCTTTTTTCATTGCTCACATTATTGATAGTATATTTCTCTTTGTGTGGTCGATGAAAAGAAGGCACGTCATTTAAAGATATGACATCACCACGCCATATTGTATAAAGGTCAATGAATTTATCGTGTTCTTTTTTCATCGTAACATAATCTATATTTAATTGATCAGAGTGTCCTAATATTTTGGGGAAATTTCTCCATTGATATCCAATTGATATCCAACTTCTCTCTACTATATCATAGTATTCAAACCTATTTCTCTTCGTCATTTGTATAACAAACAGATCAAAATCAGATAAATTATGTTCTAGTAAATTTCTTACGATTCTTTTATTATTACCATTTCTTTGAGCGAGACTATATTCTTCAGCACCTAATTTTTCACACAATAACTTAGGGTATCTCTTATCAACACGACCAGTGCGAGAGTATCCACCAGTTTTTGCACAACCATCAAAGTATATTTTCATCATAGTGTAATCCTTCATTGCCATTTTGTGCTATGACATCCATCCTTTTGTCATCCTCATCCCATGTATCTTCTTCATTCTTAGACTTATATGACCATTCAGTAGTGTGACCTACACTCCACTTCTCTGTGTTCTCTACCTGATAGTTCTGAGAACATACCTCAAAGTCTGGAGTCTTTTTGTCATCTGGTATCAGACTCATGTCTCTCCATTGTATTCTATTGTTGGGTTGTGCTGCAAACTGACCGTTGTCTAGTGCTATGATGTTGAATGACTTGTGCTCTGGGTCATCCTGACTGTAGTTTGTGTTCAATGTAGATGACTGTGCATGACAATTATCTATAGTAAAACAATACTGTCCGTCATGCATCTGTTTGTCCTTACCAAAGAAAGAACAACGATTCAGTAAGGGTTTCTCTATGACAGTCAAATCATAATCAAAACAATCCCATAACTGTAGTGTGTCAAGTGGTAGTAATTCATCAGGGTTATAGTCTTTCTTCCATACGAATGCACTAAGTGGTAACTTGTCAAACAATGCTCCGTAGTCTGTCAACAGTGTCTCAAAGTACAATGCTTTGTGCTGCACACTCTTGACTGATATCCATGTGCCAGGTGTTATCTCACCATGACCTTTTTGATGGTCGTATAAGAATTCTTTTCTCACATACACCGAGTACGGTGGTAAATTATGAATCAAAAATGACATTACTTTTTCAAATTAGATTGTACATCCTCTAATGTTTTCCTCATGTTGTTGAAAATTGTAGACAGATCTGTGTCACCGAAACCTAATTCTTTTGAGTGAGATGCGATGTAATCTTTCATCTTCTTGGCATCAGGATCATCTGTTAGAGATAGTCTAGTCCACATGATCTGCTGTCTTTCGAGCAACTCCATGACAGTATCTATGTGCTCAACCTTTGCCTCAGAACTCATCATAGGAAACTTTAGTATAACATCATACAATTCTTTTTGCAAACATGTTATCTCTTCCATCTCCCTCTTGACTGTTTCAGAGTCAAAAAATTTACTCATGCCTTCCTCCAATTTTATCCATGAGATACTGTCTATACTTTTGTTTGTCAATATTTAGAAAGGGTGTGTACTTTCTGATCTTCATCCCAATCACCTTCCACACTGGATCTTTTAGTTGTTTATCATAATCTTTACAGTATCCAAATAGTTTTTCATATACACACATGTCCTCTGCACTCACATTACCTGCAAGGTGCTCCTTGAGTATAGGTGGATGACCATTAGATGCATCAAACAATTCATCGTATGTGTATTGATCCATCAGTTCATCTGACTTTTGTTTGAAATTATAATACATGCTCTGCTGTCTTCTTTGCCATTGTTTATAAACACCCTCACCAGACCTGATGATGTTACCTATCCATAATCCCTGAGGATTATCCGTGTCTACAAAGTTTGCAAGAAAAAAATCTTTTATCTCTCCATCTTTATACTTTCTTGACATCTTTTCAAAAAAGTATCTGTCTTTTCTTTTATAAAAAGAATCAATCTTTGCTCTTGATTTACCACCATACCTGTGGTAATCATACTTCTCTCTAGTAAAGTGATTCTTGTATCCAAGATACTCCTTGTAAGTATCAAAGGGTGTCATAGGTTTTTTGAGCATGACAATTAGATAGCAAGGAACTTTGCCCTTGATGTTCTCTTCAAATAGTTTAGGTTCATTGCATTCCCCTTCAACTTTTCTTTCATTGGTTTAGTAATGAGTTTGGAGACTGACTCTATCTCAATACTATTCTCTTCACAGTAGTGGCAGATCGCCTCGATATAGTTCATGTCATTATTATTTTGCACAAGATTCTCAATGTCATTTGTAAACTTGTCTTGGCATAAGAATTTGTTCTTTAGAACTGCTCTCATCTCATTTTTAGTTGCCATTTAATTTGTCCTCCACAAATTTTTCGATGTACTTGACTAATAGTTTCATATACTTTATCTTATCATACTCTTCGTAAACAGTCACCTCCCCATTCTCACAGGTCATGAGAATAACAAGTTTTTTCACAGGTATATCAGTTAGTTCGTAAAACATACAAGCATATGCTGCTGCTTGTACAAAATAATTCTCTATCCAGTCTCTCGGTTTGGGTTTCGCAGCAGT